CCTTAAGTTTCACCACCTCCTCAACCCCCATAAATTTCTCCCTCGCCCCAGTGGGTTCCCACTACCACCTCCACAGGGAAGGGCACACTCGTCTCGAACGGCGGTGTCTCCATGACCTTCTTTACCAAAGGAGCAACCTGTGGCACCAGGGGCTCGGGGCACTCTATGTCTATCTCGTCGTGGACCATGATAACAATCCTCACCTCGGGGTAATACCTCTTGAAGATACCGTGCAGCTCTATAACTTTGGTGAGCGTCAGGTCAGAGGACGCCGATTGGATGGGGGTATTAACTGCCTCTCGTCTGATCTCGGATAAGTTCTGGTCTGTAAGAAGAGGGAACCTTCTTCTACGTCCAAAAATAGTTTCCACGTAACCCTTTTCTCTGACCTGACGCTCGATCACATGCTCCATCCAGTGGATAACTCCTGGAATAATTTGCCTAAACCTCTTCATAATGCCTGCCGCCTCGGCAGTGCTTATGCCGAGCCTTGCTGCCAGGCCTTCCAGGGACATACCATACAGTAGCCCGAAGTTAAATACCTTGGCGGCCTGCCGCTGGTCTTTTGTGACATCACCCAGAGGAACCCGGAAAGCCATCGAAGCCATGTAGGTGTGAATGTCGGCGCCCTTCTCCTCGAGTTCCTGAAATATCCTAGCGAGCTCCTTGTCCCCGGCGCAGTGAGCAGCCATCCTCATTTCCACCTGACTGTAGTCGGCCTGTAGCAGCACAAACCCAGGAGGCGCCCCGAAGATTGACCTTATCTTGCCCTCTCGTGGAGTCTGGTGTATCGCCGGGTCTGTGGTGGAGAGCCTACCAGTTTCAGTGCGGTCCAGGTGATACTTAGCTCTGACTCTACCGTCCGGGTCTATGTAGTCCGGCATATCGCGCAGGTATCTGCTGTAAAGGGTGTAAGCTTTTCGGTAGTCCCTCAGGCCCACGAGGAACGGATCGTCTGGGTGCGCCTCAAGCAATGTCTCGAGTGTCTTTGCGTCTGCGGAACGCGGCTTCCTGCCATATATTTCCGGCTCCTCGAGCTTCAGCTCGTCCCACAGGAACTCCTGAACCTGCTTGGACGACCTTGGGTTGAAATCGTCCTTGCCGGTTAGCTGCCCGAGGGAGTCCTCAAGATCCTCCACATCCCTCCGGTATTCCTCAGTCACCTCCTCAAGCCGCTTGCGGTCCACCCACACCCCGTGCTCCTGAATCTCGGCAAAGGCCCTGGCTGCAGGCATAAGCAGGGATCTATACATACTGTATACTGTGGGCGTCTCGTCCAACCGCTCCTTGAGAAGCAGGGTCAGTCTCAAGGACCAGTCGGCGTCCCTGCCACAGTATACATGCACTACCTCGTGAGGAACTTTTTCAAGCATCTCGTCCTTGGAGCACTTGTACTTGGCAAGCATCTCCGTCTCGTAGGGGGGTGCATCAAGCTCGTCTACAGTGACATTCTCGAGGCTTCTCTTCTGTGGCCTCTCGTCCAGGGCGTAGTGCATGAGCATTGCGTCGTGGCTAATATAGTCTGGAAGTCCGAGCTTGGCGTTGAACTTAGAGTCGAACATAGCGCAGTTAAAACCAGTCAGATCGTGTCTCTTCAAAGCTTCGGACAGTTGCGGCGCAAAGATCCTGATAAACTTGTCCGGTATTACTACAGCGGTGCCGGGTTTCCAGCTAATGCCTAAACAGAATCCTACATCCCGGTGAGGCTTGGTGCCCGTGGTCTCCCAGTCAAAAGAAATCAGAGTCCTCTCTGGAAGTTCATCAAGCCTCTGAATGAGATACTCCATGTCCTCCGTAGAGGAAATGACAACCACCTCGGTATCGGGGTTGCTCAGCTCTGGGGACGGAGAAACCCCGTTAAGGTGCCGCCAAACTTTTTCTACATCACGCAGGATATAAGGGAATATTGTCGAACCCTTTGGGTACAGAGCAGCTGCAGGATGATATGTAAGCAGCCCCGGTATACCCAGGATGGTGCTTGTAATTCTCCCCCTGTGGTCCCCCAGGGTATACCCTGGGAGAAGTACCCTACCCGGCACGGCCCCCAGGGTTACGATAATCTTAGGGTTTACTCTTAAAAGCTCCCCTTCAAGCCTGGGCCAACAGCACTTTATCTCTTCCGCAGAGGGGTTCCTGTTCTCTGGCGGCCTGCACAGGCACACGTTGGTGAAGTATACCTTATCCTGTGGTATACCTACACGCTGTATGACACCACGGATGACCTTGCCGGCCATACCTACAAACGGCCTGCCCTCCTGGGTCTCGTGGTAGCCCGGAGCTTCGCCCACGAACGCTATCAGAGGGTTGTTCATGCAGCCTTCTCCAGGAACTCTGGCCCCTCCCAGGGTGCACTTGCCGCACAGAGGCTCGCTCACAGGATCACCTCCGTTATGTCCTTGGCTTCATACAAGGCAGGCAGGGGGCGTATGACCAGCTTGCCGCCCCGGCCCTCCTCAGAGACGAGCACCTGCCCCTGTAGCTTAAGCTTGTGAACTATCTTACTTACAGTCTTGGTGGTAAGGCCCGTCCTCTTAGCAAGGCTCTGCCGGTCGACACAGTTGCCCAAGCCTACGTCGCGAATCGCTTCTACTATCCGGATCTCCGCCGGGCCCCGGATAATCTCTGTCTCGGGCTCGAATACCCGGTAGTCATACACCTCGTCTATATCGAAGAACTCCACCGACACCGGGTCGTCCACAAGAGCATCTTTTATGTCTCTCTCGATAAGGATAGTGGATGTCTCCCCGCCAAGCCGGCTTATAAAAAGGCTGTTCTCCGACCAGGAGTAAAGAGCCATTGAACCGTATAACCTCTCCCTGCCAGAGCCGGTTCCCTTCCTGTAGTGGTGAACTATGGCAAAGGCACAACCGTAGATATTGCGCCAGCGCTTTACCATGTTCAGAGGCTCGACCATCTCGCCTGCCTTGTATTCGTCTATACCCGCCGCTACCATGAACAGGGGGTCTATCACCACAAGCCGGGGGCGGTAACGGTCGATGGCCCTCTCCAGAGACTCCAGGGTACGTTCGTCTTTGAAAAGAAACCCCCCGCCTACGGATGCATAAAGGGGAGCGTAGTTTAAATCGCTCTCTATGACAAAGGCACCTTCCCCTCCGGACATGCGGTTCATCCGGATACCCTTCTGCTGGCACATAACCTGAACCCTGTGGGCCACGCGCCATAGCGGGTCCTCTTCCTGAACCAGGAGTACCGGCCCCGGCTTCTTTACCTCATACTTGCCGAGGAAAGGCACCCCTGAAGCCACAGACAGGGCGAGATCCGTAGAGAGAACAGACTTGTAACTCTTCCCCATGCCGGCAATCCAGCCCACGTTCTTGTCCATCCACATACCTTCGACCAGCCACTCCGGCCTCTCCGAGTAAACAATAAGTTCGCTTAACGTAACCCAAGGCAAGTCCTCCGGGCGGTCGCGCAAGGGCCCCTCCTCCAGGCTGGCCTTGAATACTTCCTGCCAGAGGTGCTCGTCGGGTCTGCCGTCTCGCCTATATTTGTTCCAGGGAGACTCTCTTACTATAACGAAAGTATGCTCGAGGGGGACTCCTGCTTCCAGAAGAAGCCTCTCCAGCTTCCACAGGTTCTCTGACCAGTCTTGCTCCCGGGTAGGAGTGGCGTTAAGTAGCTCCCAGGCGCTTGTGGGAATCCTCTGCCCAAAGGCTATGAGCGCCTCCGTCACTGAGGGCAGTTTCCTGGGCATTTTGGGAGCCTGGTGTTCGGCTGCCTTGGCAATAGCTTCCTCGAGCTGCACCTGCTCCTTGGGCGCCAGGTCCTCAAGCGAGTAGACAGGACCGTCATCCCACAGGAGTAATCCCTGCTGCGGTGGGGCATACTTATAATTAAAGCTGCATGGAAAGCGGATCACCTTTCCCAGGTGCCACCCGCCCTTGTCGGACTTGGTGCTGTAGGTCATATACTTTGAGGCTTGCTCTAATACGTCCGGGGGTACGTCCCCGTCAAGCAGCCACAGGGCCTGGTGCCTGCCCTCTGAGGTCTGCCAGCAGATAGTGGGCCTGGGTTCCAGCTCCTCGAAGGGGCCGTCCTTGTCCACCCATAACGCCCTGCCTCCCAGGGCGTTCTCCTTCATCCTGCCGGCATTGGTCTGGAACAGATGAGGGCAGAAGTAAACGTTGGCCCACCTGTTGAGTTCCTCAGCGTCGTTTACCAGAAGTTCTAACTGGTCCGGGTACTTGTATGCCCTGTGCTTAAACTGGCCCCCGCCGGCGTAGGCTATAAAAGCCCAGCCGGTGGAGTCGCCCCATACTCTACGTAAGAACTCACTCCAATCTATCATAATTAGAGGCGGCTGTGGGCCTTAACGACCCACAGCCGCACAACCCTCCTCTCTAAAAAGGCCAGTTGGGTTTCTTGCCTCCAGCGGAAGAAGCTCCCTGGCTGTGACTGCCGCCGCCTGCGGGCGGCTCCTGCTTTACAGGCTCAAAGCCCGAGATGTAGGTGCGCTTCTCCCCGGTAGCCTCGTTCAGGCGCTCAGTAACTACCGCGATAGCCTTGTAACCCGCTACAGGGCGGGGCTCGCCGTTGACCAGGATTGACTTGATCCTGGTCCGGCCTTTGCTGTCCTGCTCCTCGGGACAGTCAAACTCAACCGTGAGCCTGCCCTTGGCGTCCCGGTCCCCATCACGGATTACCCCGATACGCCGCAGGAACTGCAGCAGGAAGCCAAGAGTCTGGTCGTCGTTGGTAATAGTGTGGAAGTAACGGATAGTCTCTCCTGCAAACTTGCCTGCTGTGATCTCCACGTCTACGTCCACTACAATGTTGTTGGTTTCTTCTTTCTTACGCACCCACCACTCATCAGTAGTGACTACGGCATACCGATCTGGGGGAAGGATAACAAACCCCTGATCGGACACGTTAGTTAAATCAAATTTCACTTAAATCACCTCTTGGTTTATTAGTAAGCTGGAGGCCCAGGCGGGACTTGAACCCGCAGCCTTTCGGTTTGCAGCCGACTGCTCCGCCTAATTGAGCTTCTGGGCCCCCTTGATCCCTACTTCAGGTACTCGCTCAGGTTAGGAGCTTCTCCCATCAACGGGAAGATTCCCAGCCTGTCGCGAGCCAGGATGCCCCGGTATTCGGTAAACAGCATCCTGCGCTCGGTAGTGGGGTTGCCATCTTCGTCTTCGCCTACAGGAGCTATATAGGCGATGACCGAGAACAACGCCGGGAACGAGCGGTTCATGGTTTTGGACCCAAACATCGGCTGGATCTCGAAGGGTGCTTCTTCAGCATCCTTCAGGTGCTCGTCTAAGCAGGTGAAGATGACGTGCACTCTATTCCCTTCCGGCTCCAGCTGGGTGAGGTTCACCAGCCGGGTAAGCAGCCGCTTGTAGGAGCGCAGAATCTTCATCTGGCCCCCAATGGGCATGAGGTCCGGGTCCTTGGCTCCCATCGCAGTTACCATGTAATCCCCCGTCTCCTGAAGAAACATATCGTAGACGAAGTTGAGGCCGTCTACGATGAGGGTCTCGATACCGTGAGCCTTGTGCTGCCCGGACTCGAACCACTCGATAACATCCGCGATGTCCTGCAGGCTACGGACCACCTTGCCGGGAATCTCGAAGGGAATCGAGTCGTGCCCCCTGGGATCGCAAGCCATGATGTAGGGGTTCGGCGCTGTAGCTGCCCGGTAGGTCTTACCTGCGCCCGACCGGCCATAGATGAGCATGTTCACATGCGACCTCTTAGTCCGGCCCAGCTTTTCGACCATCGGATCGTCAGCGTTAACAACTTTTGCTTCCTCCTTCGTAGCCATATTGTCACCTCCTTTAATCGTTCATTTCTTCTTCAAGCATCTGCCAGATGTCTTTGTCCCGCGTGCGGAACTCCGTACTCAAGAGGTAGTCCACATCGTCGCCCCGCACTGCGGCCTCGCAGACATTCAGCGCAGGACAACCCCAGGTGCAGTAGCCTCCGGACCACACCTGCGGGTTGTATCTGACTTGAGACAGCCCGTGCGAGAAGCTGTGGGTGTGGCGATTCATAGTCCGCCGAACCTCCAGCATCTCCCGGTAGGCTCTGTAAAGGGTATCTTCCAGGAAGGCAAGCTCCGAGGGCGTCCTTGTGACCTGGTGCCTGCCATAGATGGGGGACCTCACCCTGGGGCCGGGCTTCTGCCTGCGGACCAGGTTGTAGATCACCCCTCGCAGGTTGTAGTCGCTGTTACTCTTACTAAGAACCCTGTTGAGAGCCAGCAGCTGTAAACCCATCTGCATATCGAGGACCAACCCTTGAGGGTCGTCTACCTTGGAGCTTGCCCCCCTGGTTTTGTGTTCTACGATCCAGTAGTGACCGAGGTTGTCTTTCACTACGGCGTCCATCCTTACCGCCAGGTATGCCCTGGACTTGTTGCGGCTTGGCGTTAATATGGGAACAAGGAACCGTTGCTCTGTACTTACAGGCTCAAGCAGCAAGTCACTGGGACGCGCCTCGTGGTTAGCCCACTGCGGGTAGCCATCAAGGAGAGCCCGGAGAAGATCTTCGTCCCTCTGTAAGAGTTCCTGAAACTCGTGAGTATACATACCGTCGCCCAGCTCAAGCCGTAGCTTTTCCTTGCCTTCATCTATGCCCGCCTTAAGCCCCTCGAGCCCTGCTTCGAGCCTGTCCTGGTCGCGGATACCGGGTGCGTAGTAGTGTTCCATCGCCTTGTGCCAGATGGTGCCGAACCTAAGCTTCGGTGCCGTTATTGCGGGTTCCATATTGAGCCCGTTATGACTCAGGATGTACCACTGCCGGGGGCAGTTGAGGAACATCTGCAACTCCGTAGCCCGGATCACAAAGGCGGACTTGGGAACCTTCTGGCCTAAACTATCCCTCATTACCGTCACTGATTTTCACCCCCTTTCAAATGTGATGTAATGTAATGTAATGAGTCAAGCTATAAGGGCTTGATTCAGCGAAGGGCCTGCTAATAGCTTCCCAGCGCTTCTCTCCCCCTCCTTATAAGCATTTCTCTTACCGCCTCCACCTGGCCTGTGGTCTCGCCTGCAATTCTCTCCTTACGCCTGCAGGCCATGCGGATGTCCGCCTCTACAGTCCCCGGGTGGAACAGCCTGATAATAACGGGTCTCTCGGTGATGGCCCCTCTGTGGATACGGGCTTCGGCCTGATCGTTTACCGCAGGAACCCAGTCTGTATCACAGAAGATGGCAGTGCGGGCCGATTGCAGGTTCAGCCCCTCGCCCATAGACTGTATAGTTCCAAGCACTGCCCGAATCTTCCCGGAGTTAAGAGCACTCACTACCTCTGCTCTCTCCCAGCTGGACTGCCCGCCCACAATAAACCCGAAGGGTATTTTGAGCTCCTCCAGAACCTCTGACACGTAACTCAGAAACTTCCTAAAGCACGAAAAAACGATGAAACTACCCTCTATGTCCTGAAGCATGTCCTTTAGTGCTTCGAGTTTAGCTGAAGAAGGAGGCCCTCCAAGAATCTCTGGTGTCAGGCAAAGTTGTCTAAGTCTTATGATTTGTGCTGCTACGTTGGGTGCGCGTAGAATAGTTTCTAATTTTTCACCGTTCTCTAACTGTTTCTCTATGGATATAAGAAACTCCTCTTCCATCTGCTGGTATAGCCTGTGCTGCTCTGGCAGCATGACTAGGCGGTAATCGTGGTATAGTTTATCTGGAAGCTCTGGCATGGCCTCCTTCTTCTCTACTCTATACATATAAGTGCTGAGCATTGAGTTGAACCCCTCGGGGTCCTTGAGCCCTACTATGTCCACCCCGCCGTAGTAGTTGGGGACGGACGCCAAGTGGATGTTTACGAAGTTCCAGTATGAGCTGAACCGCACCGGGTCGCAGGCGGAAAGTAGCGTATATAGGTCCGTGTATCTGTTCCGCACCGGGGTCCCGGTGAGCATCCATACGTAGACCGAAACTTTGGCAACGTTCAAGAAAGCCTCTGTCTGCTGTGCCTTGCGGTTGCCCACCCGGTGAGCTTCATCTGCTATAAGAACATCAAAGTCAAACGAGCGGAGCAACTTGCTGTGGATTCTAAGCTGCGAGTAATTCATGATGATAACACATTCTTCATTTAGCGTAAGCGTCTCTGCAAGTAAGTCGTCCCGACGGTCTCTATTCCCCGAGAGCACTGTAGCACCCGCTCCCGAACTGCTTGCGGACTCCAGCACAAAGATGTTCCGCTGGCTGCTCCACTCATTAAGATGGTCTACCCAACTCCACTTTACCGTGTTAGGACAGACTATAAGTACCTTAGATGCGTTAACGTAGTCCAGTGCTACACAGCTTATGGGGGTCTTTCCGGTCCCCATATCGTGCCCCAGTATGGCTCTCCTTGCGCTGGCTAAGAACCTCACTGAGGCCATCTGGAAAGGCACCAACGGCTTCTCGGTGAGTGGACTCGTGTCCTTGA